TCTCTCCCAAGGTATGATATTTTCTAACTCTGTCAATGAATATTTATGATGCTGTATGAGGGCAAAATTTGTTTTGTAGTATGACTCAAGGGAATCATGAGCCATCCCTACGCGAAAAAACTTGTTAGACCCTCCAAAACAACTTCACTTTCAACTTTTGTTTCTGGATTTTTGATTTTGATTGTATGAGAAAGTTTGGGCATTGTTTCAAAGAAAGTCTCAATCTCTTTGAATTGTTTCGAACTCAATTGATCAACAAATTCAAATAATTCTTTCTTAGTACAATCAGAAGCAGACCAAGATTCTTCTTCAGAATAGACTTGCTCAATACATCCACTAATCAACTCAAAAGTATCATCAACCGTTACATCAGTAATATTAAAGTTGTTTTTAATAAACTGACTCAATGAAGGATATCTCATCCTCATTGTTAGATTATCATCTAACTTAATATCTCTGGTATGATTTGGATTGGTTTGAACTTGGATTTCGTCCAAGTTAATTGACACTGGAACTTGAGTAACTTCATCATCAGGGCAGGTGATTAGAACATCTACTGTCTCACCTACTGACTTTCCTCTGATGTTAAGGAACAGATACTCAATATCAAAAGTAGCCAGGTCTTCTACTTTTACACCTTTTGTCAAAATGCAATTTGAGATAACTGTTTTAATTGCATTTGTGATTTGCTTATCATCTTGACTTTCCATTGCGATGATAAGAATTTTTTCTTCTTTAACAAGAAATGGTCTATATTTAATTGTTTTTTTAGAAGATGGTAATGTCAACTCATAAGTCGGAGTTGCAATTGTTGGTAAAGGCATAATAACCTATAATATTGTCAGTAATTTATTTATGAACCAAATCCTGGTGGATATTGTCCAATTTCTCCAGCAACAAAGTCAGGTTTTTGATTCCAATCAATACTACTCCCAGTAGTTGCCGCACCCTCTCCTCCATAAATTGGATAAGATTGTGATAATCTAATAGCGTTCGCTTCATCCGCACTCAGTGGTGCGACTTTACCAGATGCATACAGTAAAGATGATTCTCCAGTTTTATTATTATCAACTCCTCTTTTTTGGTCAATGGCAGAAATTGGCCCACAAACATAGCGAGTGAATTCAAAAGTTGCAGATGCAGTCAAAGTTCTAGAGCTATCATATGAAACATTAATATTACCAACATTAGAGGGGAACATTCCAAAAAATGTGTATTCAATATTTTTACGATAGTCTCTATCAAACTTAACGATTTTTGTCGATTCCATCTTATAGTATTCGGGGTATTGCATTCTGATAAAATAATTCTTTCTTCCTTGACTGACAGCATCAGCATTTGTTCCAACTGGATTATGAGATCCGCTTGCAATAAATTCTGCCCAGTGCTCTAGAAATTTCAATACTTTATAATCACTATCAATATAGAACCCTAAATTAACTTGCCCATAAATTCTACTATGGGCAATCTTTTCTTGAATGCCCATGTAGTTTCCTGCAATATTTGCAGTTGCCAAACTTCCATATGGAAGTTCTGCAGAGTAACATAACAATCCAACATCACCGCTTATAAATCTAGAATCAACACCTCTGTTAGCCAAATAAGATGATAACGCACCATCTTTTGGTGGTGCTCCAAACTTGACTTCATAATGTGAGGTTTGAGCTAGATTTGTTAATACTCTTTTAAATTCTGATATTTTTCTTGGTCTAGGTGCTGGCACTCTAAATACCTATATTATGAGTCTTTTAGTTATTTAGATGTCTTATAAGGGAAAATATCAACCATCTTATCCTGAAAAATACAAAGGAGATCCAACAAATATCATTTATCGTTCCCTCTGGGAAAGAAAATTTATGAAATACTGCGATCTCAATGAAAATATTTTAGAGTGGGGAAGTGAAGAAATTGCCCTTCCATATCGTTCCCCAATTGACCGCCGCATTCATAGATATTTTCCAGATTTTTATATTAAAGTAAAAGAATCAAATAATGTTATTAAAAAATATTTGATTGAAATAAAACCCAAAAGACAGACTATTCCCCCACAAAATCCAGGCAGACAAACTAAAACATACATCCGTGAAGCATATGAGTATGCAAAAAATCAATCAAAGTGGGCTGCTGCAAAAGAATTCTGTGCTGACCGTGGGTGGAGTTTTAAAATTATAACAGAAGATGAGTTAGGTATTAAATAATGCCGAGAAAAACTCTTAAAGACAAACAAGAGAAGCAACAAAAACTTCAACAAAATAAAGCAGTCAAAAATAGGGTTTTGCCACTTGTAGAAAGTATTAATGGCACTGAAGACCCTGATGATTTGATGCAGGAACTCATGGGACTTTTATCTGAGTCAAGCACTGCACCACAAGTAGGTAAATACTATACTTTTGTTTATTCGCCAAAAACATCTGGAATTACTTATGATGAATATCCTTTGGTTGCAGTAACTGAAGTTTTAAAATGGGGATTCAAAGGATTTAATTTTCACTGGAATGATGGAAGGCAATATACCTGGAAAGAAATCATTGGTGGTGTGTATAATATTCTAGATGAAGAAATAACTGATGTACGAAAGATACCTTTTGGAAAAATACGATCTAAATAGTTAGAAAAAGATAAATGGTAGTTAAGCCCTGGGAAGTCCAACGAAGCTCAACAACAAGTAACCCACCATCTTCTTCTGCTGGGTCATCTGCCCCAGCTAAGCCAGATAAACAGCAAGCTCAAAAATCCAATAAGAAGACAGCATATAGATATCCATTTGATAGAATTGATGATGGTGATGACTACTTATTAATAGAAGTTATTGATTTTGTTCCTGGTGGATTACAAAGACAAGGTGCCGAGTCTTTAGCATTAGTTACAACAGATCAAACTCTAGCAAAAAACAAGCAAAAAGTACTTAGTCGAATTATTTTACCTATTCCAGAAGGTGTTGGAGATACCAATAATGCAGACTGGTCAAATAGTAACGTAAATCCATTTGATGCTACTTTGATTGGAGCATTCAATCAATTTTTGGGACAATCTGCTGGGGGAAATCTTCCAGGTGCTTTTGGTGACATGGCTAAAAATCTTGCTGGTTCTGGATCTGCTTTAGCACTATCTGCAGAAGGAGGAAAGGCATTTATGGCATCAATGTCTGCTAAAGCAGCCGCAGCGATAACAGGAAATGCTAACGCCCAGGGACTAATTAATAGAGCACTTGGTGCAACATTAAACCCAAATAGCCAACTCTTATTTAACAGTGTGGCTCAAAGATCTTTTGGATTTAGTTGGGACTTAGTTCCAAGGTCTAAAAAGGAATCGGATGAAGTAAAAAATATAATAAGAATATTTAAATCCTACATGTCTGCAAGAAAAGGTGCTCAGGCTCAACCAGGTGGTGGATTCTTTATTGGGTCTCCAAGTGTATTCCAATTAACTTACATGACAGGTCAAAAACCACATGCATTTTTGAACCAGTTCAAACCAATGGCATTAACTGGGATGTCAGTTAATTATACAGGATCTGGAACTTATGCAACATATGGTGATTCAACACCAGTTCATATGCAATTAACACTTAATATGAGCGAACTTACACCAATTTATGCTGAAGATTATGATACAAAAGAAGGAAAAGATGGAGTAGGATACTAAGATGGCATACTTTAGAGAACTACCAGATTTAGAATATCAATCACCATTCTCGGATAGAAACTCTTCATTAGATTATGTAAGGGCAAAAAATATCTTTAGAAGAGTAAAAATCAGAGACGACTTACAGAAAGTTTTTACAATATTCAACAAATATACCATTTCTGATGGTGCAAGACCTGATACAGTTGCAGAGGCACTATATGGAAAGTCAGAATTTGACTGGGTTGTACTCATCAGTGCTGGGATAGTTAATGTAAGAGATGAGTGGCCACTCTCAAACTATGATTTGTACAATTACAGTTATGAAAAATATGGAGATAATCTCAATGACACTAAATTTTATGAAACAATAGAAGTCAGAGATCCTAATGGAAGATTAATTCTCCCTGCTGGAAAAGTTGTTGATGCTAACTTTACAATTCCAGACCCAGCGAATAAAGTTCAAAATTTACAACAATCTAAAGTTGTTGTAGCAATTAATAATTATGAATATGAAGTTCGTAAGAATGAGGCAAAAAGAAACATTTATGTATTAAAATCAGAATACTTACCAAGTTTCTTAACTGATATTAGAAAGATTATGACATATACAGAATCATCTCAATTTATTGATTCTAAGTTAATTAAGGCATCTAATACTAGAATCAAGTCACCATAAAAAAGGGGGCATATGCCCCCAGTGTATCAGTCTTCGGCAAGACGGGCGAAGTAGGACAGAGCATCATCATCCTCATCTTCTTCAACCGCAGCAGCACGACGGGTGGGTTGAAGATTGTTGAGTTCAGTACGAAGATCCTCAGTTAGTTCGCGGGTCGAACCACGGGTGTTGTCCTCATCAAGATCTTCGGGGTCCTGATAACGAGGAGTACCTTTGGAACCAAGCACATAGTCAAGACGCTTCTTCAGTTCATCATAGGTCTTGAATTGGTCGGCAGCAACGAGTTCGGCAAGCGAATACTGCTTCTTCCACACTGCTTCCATTGCATCATCATCGTCCAGCAGAGGAGCAGCAGCAGCAAACTCACTAGAATCATAGTTACGATAACCAGCAACGTTCTTCGCCTTCAGTTTGAAGTTGGCACCTTGCCAGAAGTCAAACGGATCGATTGCTTCCTCATCTTCAAACTCGGGTTGCATCGCAGCAGTCAGTTTGTCGAAGATCTTTTTACCGAACTTGAACAGGAAGACCTTACCTTCGTTCGCAGGGTTGGCAGGATCTTTCACAACGTAAATGTTGCTCACATAAGTCAGTTTGCGCTTCTGCTTACGTGCCAGTTCCTTACCAGCATCAGTACCATTGTTCCACAGTTCAGAGTTGTACTCAGACACTGGATCCTTCTGACCCAGAGTAGTCAGAGAGTTCTCAATATACCAACCACCAGGACCTTGGAATGCGTGACTGTAGAGTTTCACGAACGGAAGGTCCTCACCGTTCGGAGCAGGGAGGAAACGGATTACGGCATAACCATTGCCGCTCTTATCTACATCCAGTTTCCAGATGCGGTCATCACTAGAACCGCTACCAGTATTCATTTTTTCAACTTCTTTGACCAGTTTAGCGGTCAGAGAGCCCAATTTAGATTGCTTCTTAAGGTCAGCAAAAGACATTTGGATTACCTCGGATAGTTTGGATTCGGGGGATTTACTTGGATATTATAGCGAAGATTGAATCACCTGTCAATGAATTGTTTGAGGGATTCAATGGTCTTATTCATACTACTGAACAGTACTTGCATATCAGTCTCTGGTGGAAAACCCATCAATGCGACTGATTTGCGTAGGTTCTCTTTCATCTCAACCGCTTGTGGATCATCTGAAAGAGACAGTCTAGTATACATCACTCTCTGCTTTTCTAGCAAGAGTTCTAACTTTTCAATGTGTTCCAGTTTGGTCTCACGGGGCATCATACCAAAAGTGAGAATACTTCCGTATATCTCCTCTTGTAACTTATTGATTTCTTTCAGTTCATCTTGAATAATATCGGAGTCAAAAAAGTTACTCATCTATGATTTCCCTTAAAATCTTCTTGTACTGGAATACGTCAATATTTATGAATTATTCTTTAATGCTCTTTTTCTTTCTCTTGCCCGTTCCTTACGGTTTTCCCTATCTTTTTGATTTTCCCAATATCTCTTTTTCTCCCTAGCTCGTCTAGCTAAAACTTGCTCCTCAGTCAAACCTTTTGCCCATCTCTTCTTTTCATAATCTGGATTTTTATCTCTCCACTTTTTTCTAGATTGTTCTTTTTGAACCTCTCTAGATGGAAAATTTTCCCAATTTTCGTCCTTTATATCTTCTATAAAATCAGGACCATCAATATTAAGAGCAAGATTAATACTCGATACATTTAACATATTCTTTTAGTAGGGGTAATATTATTTAGGCGGGACTTACGCAAGTCAAATACCCCTACCCGACTTTGCTGCCCGCACTCTATGAAATTATTTCTCTAAGAATTTTTTTATAGTTAAAAATATCTATTTGAAGAAATGGTGAATATTTTTTAATTTTAAGAGAAACACACTCCCACACTGGGTCCAAAAGTATTTCATCAAACGTCTTCCCGAACAGGAATATTTTATCATATATGACCAGTGTTTCAAGGCTAATCTTCCCGCTCAGGAATTTTTTTAGAACGGGTGGATGTCCTTTGGAACAATTCAACGCATCCTCTAATTTTGTTTCCGAGAACAATTCGTTGCTTTGCTCTTTGAACAAGTAAGTCAAACTCTGCTGTCGTCTCATCCATTCTTGATATGTTCTTTCTCCTTCGTTTATTAAAGAACCAATCCATAAATTACTCGGGTTGTCTGCTTCTACAAAGTTTGATACTAAGAAATCTACGACTTCTTTATCAGAATATTTGCGACTTGTCTTCTCGAACCAGTATTTGTCCTTGCGTTTGTTGAAGGATGTCATACTGGCACGGGTCTTCGCACCATATTTAAAGAAATCGTATTTTGGGTTTGTGAAATGATTTTTAAGTGACAAATAATGTTGATAAGTTTCAAAGGGTGTCACGATCATAAAGGCAATCTTGCTCTTGATGTTTTCTTCATAAAGTTAAGACGAGTGGCATCCCACTTGAGTCT